TTTATTTATTGACGGTGGTGAGATGGACCCCACGCGAATCTATTATTCGCAACCTCTACAGCCAGACACTTTTTCAGCACAAAGCTATTTTGAAGTGGGAACCCGTGAGGGTGGGGACATTACAGGTTTAGCGCCATATTATAATTCTCTATTGGTGTTTAGAGAAAATGCGATAGACCTGATAAGAGGTGACAGTGTTAATGGACTTAATTTGGTTCCGTTCATTCAAGGGGTTGGAACACTGTCACCTCACACCATCGTCCCTATTCCAAACTTAGGTTTATCATTCATGTCACAAGATGGTGTTTATCTCATCAAAGGTGGACTAGATGGTGGAGCTGACTTAAAATTATCTAAAATATCGCAAGGTCTGCAAGAATACTTTGAACGTGCAAGTAGAGACAAACTACCTGCTGCAATCGGCGTATACAGTCAACGTGAAAGAGAATTACATTATTACATGTGTATTGATGGCCAAACATTCTTAAACTTAGGATTAGTCTATCACGTAGATGCAGCAACCTGGTCAGAAAGAAGTGGCTTTCCTTTTAAATGTGCAACAACAGATAAAGACGGAAACATAATTGGTGGTTATGACTTAAACAATGTTTATACAGGTGCACCTTCTTCACCTGGTGAATCACCTGCTAAAGGTGGAATATTTGTAGTCAGTGGATTAAGACAAGAAGGCTATGTATTTACAGGTGTAAGCACAAACATTAAAAACGGACCGATTCCAAGTTCTTTATTTAGAAGTGCATGGTTAGACATGGGTATGCCACAACTTAAAAAGTATCCAAAGTATATCTACCTCTATGTTTTAACACGTGGTGATAATGACGTTGGAATGACAGTTTATAAAGATAGAGACTGGGGTGATGCTTATCTCGCAACTGATATGAAAATGCAAAGAGCAGACCATAAAGACCAACCGGTTTATGATGATGTAGCTTATGTATGGGACGTAGCTTTCTGGCAAGATAAACTTTTGACACAAATAAGGTACGATGTATCTACGGCAGGCGCAGTTTCAGAGTTAGCATTTGAATTAAATACCCAATCTCCTTTAGAGTTTATCGGCTATTCAGTTGAATACCAGGTTGACGGAAAGAAAACTATACGAGGTAAAACATAATGGGATATCGTTGGACAAAAACACAAATAGAAGAAAAAACTATTGTTGAAAGTAGACAGGTCGACATGGCTTTCTCTAACTACACATCAGTTGTAAATGGTGGCATGGATAGAGATAATCTACCTGCTTCATCAGTTGGTGCTGCATCAGTTAATAATGAATCAATAGGTAGAGCTGAACTAGGAACAACTAACTTTCATATACCTTTTGCTGATACGTATCAAGACAGTAATTATGGAAATGGTACGATTACTGATAACAACACAAGAGGTAACAGGATTCGTGGCTATGTGTATCAACAAGACCCGATTAATGAAGGTGATACATTCAATGCTATAGAAAGTAAATCCATTGAGTGTGAAGAAGGAATGCTTCATTGTACATTCAAGGTCAATACATACATGCCTCAGTATTGGTCGTATTATAAAGCATTTACAACAACACTAGTTGCACGGAAACGTGTACAATTTCAAATACTAGTCAATGGTGTTATTGTATATTATGGACCTGCTATAGCACAACCATTCTTTACTTCAAACATGTCAGCAATGATTCCTGTGAGTAAAGGTACAAACACAGTCGAAATAAGAATGAGGCTACCAGCCCGTTTAAATGAAGGTAATGACCAAGTAGTTATTTGCTACTGGGGTGGCCAGTTATATTTACATAACTTTTACAGATAGGAGAAGAAGATGGCAGAAGTTAAACTAAAAACGTTTTATCCAGAGAATGCAGTAACAGATTCAGCTGAGATGAATGCAAATATGAACGCATTAGAAGGTTCATTGGGTTCTGGTGATATTGACGAGGAAAATGTAAGAGCAGAAGGTATAGACTTTCGTAATCTTTCAGAGAGTTTGCACATTGCAGACATAGGACAACTAAACAACGGTTATCAGATATCATTTGGTGCATTGCCAGCAACTGGTGCACGATATGATTCATACTCAATCGATATAAACGAACCTAAAGAAAAGCCTATTAATCATGACGATGCAGGCGCAACAAACACAGCAATAGGTAAAGGAACTAAACTACGCGTTAACGGTACTGCTGGTGAAGACTTAACCGGCGCAGAACTAATAACTGTACAATGGAATGTAAATGTAATGGATAATCTGTTGCATACACCTATTACAGAATTAGTAACAAAACTTATCGACACAACAACAAAAGATGGCGGAACTGGTGCACCTCATCCTTATGGCTCAGGGATTGGAGAATGGTTCTGGATAATCTATCCAAAGTTTAATGTTACATCTAATGCACTAACTGATTCTGATTTCCAGGATGCAAAATCTGCTGGATTGGTTGATGGAACAGATTTCTTACGACCTGATACAATAACAGGTACTAATTCTATTTCTAATAATTATTTTGACTTTGATGAACGACGATGGGACCATACAATGATTATTCCTAGTATGTTTGCTTCTGCAGGTAATGTTGGTACATCACCGTTTCTTCTAAAGAATGCTGACAAAGACGGTGCAGATAATAATAATGCATTAGGTGGACCACAAATGTTTCATAGCTCTTTCAGTCTGCAAGTTAAAGATGGTGTGGCATCAGGTAAGAAACTTTTTGGTGTCCAATTATTTATTTCAGGCTACTGGAGAATGCATGCATCTGTTGCAGGTATAGGAATTGGTAACGATGTAGGTGCATTTTTAGAATATGAAGACTGTCAACCAGATAAAGTTAATACAGATGGTGACCCAATACCAATTTACGGTGTATCAGGTCAGCTTGCACTAGAAAGAATCCAGACTAGCTGCATCATACACAAAACAAAGGGGGCATAATGGCACTTAATATACCAAACGCGTTTACTACAAAAACAAAGATTGAAGCTGCCAAGCTACAAGAAAATGCTGATACATTGAAAACATATCTAAACGGTTCTATTGCAACTGGTGACATACAAACATCAGCATGGGCAACAACAAAACATTTTATGAAAGGTTTGTATCATCCTGTTTCTAACACATACGAGATGATGACTGGTGTATTTGCCGGTCCTTCACTAACAGATTTACCTACATTCCACCCAGGATATGCTGGTTTATTTATATCAGATTTAAGTGATAATCCTTCTCCTGCTCCAGGATGTGGTATTAGTTTTTATTTAGATGAAGATGCAGATGTTATGCTTAAGCTTAATTTGTCACCTCGAGGCTTACCAATTAATGTAGCTGGAAATGCAGACTTTTCATTAAATGTTAATTTAGATGGTGCCTTCAACAACTATTCTCAGAGTTTCTTTGCTAAGGAAAAAGATTTATCACCTACAAGTGGTGCATCTACGGGAATACCAGGATTTTATAGACGTCGTTCTTATCAAGTTCATACAATATTTCCAGTCGTAGCAGCAGGACATCATAACATACAATTATTTGCACGCTCAAATACACGTGCAATTCCACTAAAATTTTATACGTATTCAATCAGCGCCTATTACAGGGTGTAAAAAAAAGGTTATTATAGGAGGTTAACTATGGACCCGGTTACTATTGGTTTATTAGCAGCAGGAGGACTGGCACGCGGAATAGGCGGAGCTATGTCGACAAGAGCTGCAGGAAAAGCCGCATTTGGTGATGCTCAACAAGAGCGATTAGCAGAATTAAGAAGACAAGAAGAAATGAACGCATTAGGTTTGTCAGATGTACAAAGACAAGAATTAGGCAGAATGGTATTAGACCCTGTTCAAGCAGCTAGTCAGGAAAGACTACTACGACAACAAGCCCTATTAGGTTCTACAGGTGCATTTCAATCAGGTGACGCATTAGCAGGATTAATGAGACAACAAGAAACTGAGGCAAGACAAATGGATGCTGCTTCAAATAAACTTCTTGCTGCTGATATGGCTATGGAACAGAGACAACGAGCAGAAATGAACGCATTAAATGCAGCTGAATCAGCTGAGCAGGCTTCTAAACAAGCAGCAGCTGGTGCATTTATCGCTGGATTAGGTGGTGCAGCAGATGCAGGACTACAATATCAGGCTCTACAGGATGCAACTGCTAGAAGAAATATTAGTTCGGATGCCGCCATCGACCCTGAAATACTTAAATTATTGGAGAGTTTCTAATGGCTACAAACGCACAACTATTTAATACAGCTTACTTTTCTACGCATCAAGAACTTTTAAATCAAAGTATCAAACTAGCAGAAAAAGAATTTGTTACACTTGCAGATAGAATACAACTACTTGAAGGTAAAATAGCAGATTATGAAAAAGCTATTGCAACTGGTACAAACATAACTAAAGGCGGACTAAAAATTAGTGAGTCTGAAGTTACAGGAAGACTAAGAGTACAAGAAGCACGTAGACAAAATCAAGCAAAAGAATTAACAGCTGTTGAAAAGTCTGCAGAGAAATCATTCGATATCAGTCGCTTTAATATGCCTGATGTTCGTAATACTATGCAAGCAAAGATAAGAAGTGGTTCAACAGTTACACGAGCCGTTGATGATGCAATCAATAACGTTGGCGGTAAAGGTGCAGGAAAAGACCAAGTTCAGAAGTATGTTCTTGCTAAATCAATCCTTCAATCAGCAAAATCAGCTGCTACAGCACAAGGTAAGGCTTACAATGAACAAGTTTTAAGAGACCAAATTGCTAGTGGTATGGGAATCGATGGTAATGTAATGTTACTATCAGATGAAAAGATAGTGCAAAGAGTTACACAACCTAAGAAAGATGCTATCAATGAGAAATACGCAAAGATGCCAAAACTTGCTGACATCAAAGCAAAACCTGGTGACATCAAGCGAATGCAAGGTGAACAGAGTGAAGCAGAAGAAAAGCTAAAAATACTCGAAGACCAAATGAAAGACCAGTATGGTGATGACGTTGACTTAGGTAAAATCATTGAAAGAGGTAGAGAAATATACTCACAGCAATATGCACCTCTCACACGTAAGCAAAGAAAAGAATTACGAAAGATGAAAACTGCTGAGAACTTATCACCTACAGCACGTACAAACTACAAAGCATATACAACAGTCAGAGACAACGGCAAGTATATGAGCTATGTCAATACTCTGTTTGATGAAGAAAACAATGAGGACCAGATAGCAAACGCAGCACGCAAAATTATTGAAGGTAAGAATGCAGGACTGGACACAGATGTTAGACTCTTAGCAAAACAATTAACAAACTCTGAAGAAGAAGCTAACGCTGCATTAGGCGTAGCAATGCATTACTTTGTACAAAATGTAGAAACAGGCCTCATACCAAACTTAGAAAAGATGATTGAGAAAGTAGAACAAGAGTCAGATGAAAAGGCAGCACTTGATGAAGCAGCTAAAGAACAAGGTGTATCTGCTGATGCAATCGAAAGAGAAGCAGCTAAAGTTATTCCTGAAATAAATCCAGATTTTCCTAGTGAAGCAGACGTAGAATTTGATGAGAGTGGCGGTACAATAAATCGACCAGGTGCAGAACCTGCTAAGGTTGAAAAGAAAGACAGTTTCTTTGACAAGCTATTTTCAGGTCGTCTATTCCAAAAAGAAGAAGCAGCTAAACCACTACCTCAGGCACCAGTAGAAATACCTACTCAAGAAGATGTAGAATTTGATGAACGTGGTGGTATACCAGAAGTTATAGGCACTCCTCCTGTACAATTAGAACCTATCATGCAGTTAGAGATAGGAGATGTAGTTAAGAAAAACCCTAACTTTAGTTATGGATATCGCTTAGAAAGAATTGCACCAAACGGTCAAAGACAATATTCTGGAACTGGAGCGATTGAAGGTAAGACACTAGACCCAGCTATGCAAGCAGAAGCTGATTTAGCCTATGAAGCAGAGCTATTAAGAAGGCAACAAGAAGCAGCACAAAAGGCACAAGAAGAAGGACAGTAGAAAATGGCAACACCAACACCAGGTCTGACACCAGGCCAACAAAGTTTTTATGACACACTTTTAATTGACGACCCTGAAGCGGCCGAAGATTTTAAGTCAGCAATCCTTGCTGAACAAGCGAGAGATGCAGAGCGTGCACGACCTGCTCCAGTGTTAGAAGACGATGTGTTTATACAACCTGATACACCTATAAACACACCAGAAACAGATTCAAGTATCACAGATGACAACGTCCAGTTCGCAGGACCACCTTCTCCTACTGCTCCTGAAAGCTTTGACGAACAACAAAAGAGTTTTTATGAAGACCTATATCAAGATGATACTGAAGCTGCTGATGAGTACTTACAAGGAATATTAGCTGAACAAAAAAGAGATGCTGTTATCGATGTAGATGAGACAGCATTACCTGATTTACCTGAGACTAGAAGTTTACCAGGTTTTGAGTTTGAAGGTGCACAACCACCAACTCCTCCATCATTAAAATCTTTACAAGAAAACAAAGACTTAATAAAAGCAGAACAACTTATTATTCCTGGTCTGCTAGATGAAGAGCAGCGTAAAGGTTATGAAGCAGCTGTGCTTCGTTATGTATCTGAAGGATTACCTGATGAAGACTCATTGGCTGCACAATATGGTATTGAGTTTGACCAAGATTATGAACGCAAAACTGGTGAATCACCACCTAAAGAAAATGCTTTTGACCAAGCATCAAATAAATATATGCTTGATAAGCTTTCTTTTGTTCGTGAAAAGGTAGACAAATTACCTGAAACAGCACAAGATAAAGCTAAGGAACAATTCTTTGGTGTTAAATCACCTCGTAAGCCACGTGCAATCGGACAGTTTGAAGTTGAACCGACACCTGTCAGACCTGGAATGATACAAAGAAATCCACAATTAGCTGATGACATGTCGTTAACCGAACTGGCTGGCCAAGCTCTTTCACCTCAGGTTATAACAACTGCTGATGAATTAAGAAGACAGCGCGAACCAAGACGACAAGCAAAGAAACAACTAGTCGATTCATTGGTAGCCTTTGGTGAAGAAAACGAACTAGACCTAACAGATAGAGCAGCAACAGAGCAAAGTCGCATAGACTTCTTTACTAGTTATAGAGATAATGTTGTTGACCAAATAATTAATGCACGATTAGGTGGTGTG